ATATCCTCTGCTTCTTTGAGTTTCTTTTTCCGTTTACTTGACACGTCAGCCCATTCTTCATTAAATGAACCTTTATCAAAGACTGGTTTATCCTCATCTTTGACATTTTTACTTTCAGACTGCACCTTAGTTTGCACGTCTTCTTCAAGATCAAAGATTTTCATCTTTGCGCGGTCGATTCCAACCATGAACCTCTTATAGTAAGATAAATCACCCCATCGGTTTTTCAACTGTTTTATCATTAATTGTTTACGTTCTTCAAGTTCTTCATTGCTGATTAGACCAAAAATTGCGTCAGCAGTGTGAGTGATACCCATGGATTCTGATGTATTGGACAAGTCAACATCTGAACTATCATATGCACTTCTGTTAAACTGTGATGATGTCACAATAGCAACACCAAATTCCATAGCAAGACCACGAACTTCTTCAGCAATAGATTTAACCAATGTATATGAATTTGCAGATGCAGCACCTTTAACTCGTGATGATGCACAGATATTTAAATAGTCAATAAAAATAATATCTGGTGCAAAATTCTTCTTTAGTCTAAGTTCGTTTAATAGGTGTCTAAAATGTCCAGAGTGTGCCGAACCAGTGGGGTATTCTTTTATGATTAATTTACCAGGTGTTTTACTTTTGATTTTGTTGACGCGTGATTGATAGACTTCTTTTGGTAATACCAAGAGCTCATCGAGTTTTGTATCCAAAAGATTGGCATCTATTCGACGAGCAACTTCTTCTTCGGGTAATTCCATCGTGATATATAGAACATTTCTTCCGAACATTAGACTTGTTGCTGCCAAATGACATTTGATAAGAGATTTACCACCGCCGGTTGTAGCAAGCAAAACTGTCATTGATTTCCTTGGAAGACCACCTTTTGTAATCTTATTAAAAATGTCAATATCAAATGAAAGCCGTTCTTCTTTTCTGTGATAATAGTCATAGCGATCATCAAAGTCCTCAAGAAAGTCATGGCCGACACTGCTATCAAAACTAATACCCAGAGAATCTGATAATAGTTTAGGTAAAGCACCTTTATCATAGTCTTTATCTTGACCATCTAGAATTAGAATTGCTTTACGGATTGAATTATAAAGATCTTTGTCTTGACAGAACCTCTCTGTCTCGCTTAAAAGCCATTCTTGATTTGTTGTCTTATCAATTGCAAGTTCATCAATTGATTTACAGACTTCTTTGTATGCATCTTCATTTAAGTCTTTTCTGTTATCAATTGAAATTTTGAGTGCTTCAATCGAAGGAGGTTCCTTATACTTTTCTACATATTCAGAATAAGTGGAAAAGATCTTTTTATGAGTATTTTCATCAAAATATTCATCCTTGATATAAGGAAAAACCTTGCGGGAAAATTCTTCATTGAATAATAGATTGGAAATAATTGTCTTTTCTAGCATACGCACCTCTTTCGAAACAAATTTTGCTCTGACCATTTCTGATCAGAGCAGTATTAGATTATAATAACATACTTATTCGTCGATGTCAACTTCTTCTTCATCATCATCGTGCATTTGTGTAGCACCACCGGCACCACCAGTCAACTTGAACTTACGTTCTACATATTCCTTAAACACAGGATCTTTAATTAGACCTTCGAAATATGCATCATTGCTTTCCAGATCTTTGGCACGATAACTCTTTTCAGAGATTTCACCGGTTTCCATATCTACCGTTTGATACCAACCAACTTTTGGTTTAATAATATGTCCAGATTCTTGTGCAAGTTCAAAGAGTGAGGACCATTTATAAATGCCACTATCGAAGAATACACTGAATGGAAGCTTTGACTTTTCTTTCACATAACGAGATTTTTCAATATTGATTGTAAATTTGAAACCAGCAAGTTCAGTTCCATCTTTCTCCTGTGATTTGGAGATGATAAAGATCTGGTTGGCTGAGTAATAGATACCAGTACCACCAGAAACAATAGCCTTTGGATAAAGACCCATTTCTTGATAGATATGGTTAATAGCCAAACATGGGATATTCTTTGTGGTCAAGTGTGGTGTGATAATACGGAACAAAGACTTCAGACTCTTTGCACGTGACATATCAGCAACTGACTTCTCGTTTTCGGCATCTTCAACTTCTTTCTTTGAAGCAAGGTTACCGATAGAGTCGATCATAATGAATACATTATCCTTTTTATCTACCTCTTGTAGACGTTGGACAATATCGAACTTAAGCTGTTCAACATTTTCAAGCGGAATGTGAATAACACGATTACTATCAATGTTGAAACTTTCGAGATAATCGGGTGTAATACCAAATTCGGAATCATATAGAATAGCAACACCGTCTTTATACTTATCAAGATATGCCTTCATGCAATAAAGTGAAAGCATTGTTTTGAAACTTTTTGAAGCACCAGCAACTACTGTAAGACCAGGTAGCAAACCACCTTCAAGTGAACCACTGAATGCAATATTTAAAATAGGAAGATCTGTAGGGATTACTTCTTTGGCATTAAAAAATGATGACTTCGAAAGTACTGAAGCAGATTTAATATTACCTGCTTTAAGCATTTTATCTAATAGACTCATCTAGCTTTTCCTTCTACTATTAGTTTTAATTTTTGTTTATACTCTTGTATTTTTTCAACTCTGTTTGGCCAATGTATCGTCGACTTTTCTGGATTTTTGCATAGATTATCCAGAAATGGCGCAATTGCTGAATACAAGAGATTTAATCTGTGTTCCAGATCTTCTATCTTGTGTTGATCATTACGAATAATAGACGTTAAATTTTCTTTAACTTCTTCAACTTCTTCGTCAGCAAAACTAAAACCAAAATCAAAGTCTTCTATTTTGTCCTCTTTTTTCATTTGTATATCCTTTACTTTAAAGTATACAATAAACTCGATGGAATCGAGTTAATGTGAATAGGAGAGGGAATTAACCCTCTCCACTTTGATTTTATATATTAGGCCTTTGAAAGGTTTCTGAAGAACTCTAGGTCGTCATCATCTTCTTCAACAGATGGCGTTGCTTGTTCTTTCATTGCAGCAGCAGGTGCTTCCTTTTTAGGAGCCTGTGCTTTACTCATATCGAGTTCATCATATAGATCTTCTTCAGCAGATGCCGAAGCTTTAGAACGAAGATCAGCATCAGCACCAACAATACCTAGTACACGGTGCATTTTTGCTTTTAGCTCGTCATATGGTTTGAAGTTCTTTGGATCAATGACATCCTTCAGAGAATGTGATTGCTTCCAGACTCTTTCGATTTCTCCATCATCCTCAAAGAATGCAGAAGGTGAATCAAATTCGGACTTATCGTAGTTTGGATAACCTTCAAACATACGGATTTTCAGACGAAAATTAGCACCTTCCCATAGATCAAATGGGTTAACAGGCTTTTCGTCTTCGAACGATGGGTTCATAAGATCATTGAGTTTGTCCCAGATCTTCTTGCCGTATTTGAACAAGAATACCTTACCTTCATTTTCTGGATTACCAGAATCTTTAATGATATAGACATTAGAGATGTAATGAAGTCTGCGCTTCTGGTCACGAGCTTGTTTACGCTCTGGTGAACCATCATCATTATTCACATTCCATAGTTTAGAATTTAGCTCAGATACAGGATCGGGTTGACCGATAGTTGTAAGAGAGTTTTCAATATACCAACCACCAGGTCCTTTGAAACCGTGGTCCCATAGACGTACGAATGGCATATCTTCACCTTGAGGTGAGTCTAGGAAGCGAATAATCGCAAAACCATTTCCTGCTTGATCTCGAGTAGGCTTCCAATATTTACCTTCATTAGGGTCTGAATATGATTTGGAAGTAATTTTTGTGAGCTGTTCGTTCAGTTTCTCGAGTGACTTTGAACGATTCTTTTTAAGTGATTGAAAATCTACAGCCATATTATTTCTCCTTGTATAGCGTTGTATGTACAGTTTTTTACAAAATATCGCAATGTATTAACATTACGAGTTTATTTATTATCGGAAAAAGCGTTCTTTGACAATTTCTGAAAATTTTTTTCGGTCTATTTCCAAAAATGGATAATATTTTTTGGATAGTCTTATAATATCACGAGCTACTACTTTGTCAACTATTTCGTTTGACCAGCGATCATAAATATTTGATATGTTTGACAAAATTGCAAATGTCTCAATTGAGATTTTATTTTGCAAATATAGTGTCATTATATGCGGGTGTTGTCCATTGTTTGGGATAAAATTTTCAGGATAATTTTCTTTTAATCTTGACAAATCATCTTTAAATGTATATGTCAAAGAGTCCATTCTTCCTTCCCATTCGGCAAAAATAGAATCTCCAGTTTCTTCTAATAGTTCTCTTATCCAAACATTTGGATTTTTAAGAATATTAGCCAATATTATATTGTGCCAATTTTTATTTCTTGAGAGTTTATAGAAGAAAAATGCATCATTTCTAGTTTGAAATGATTCAAATGATGCTCTTACTTTACCATTATATTTGTGATAATCATAGCTATCGGTGGTAAAATGTCGTTTTAAAGCTAAGTAATCGACATAAACACGAAATGCCTCTTCAGTCGCATAGTTTATTGTCATTTTTGTCTTTTTTCACCAATTTCATATTAATTGCTTCAGATCTAATCTTTTCTTTCATCACGGTAGATTTTTTCACTATTTCAGCTATAGTTTCAATTTCTACATTCTTTAGTTTTGAATATTCCACTAAAGCATCTATATAGGAAACACCCGAAGAAAGCATTTTTGATATTTCAAAATGTATCTTTTCTGGAGTTTGTGTTTCTATCATCCATTCAATACCTTGATTGAACTAAGCCAATTAGATGCCATTTCTTCAACAAAAAATACGGAGGAATTTTTATAAGGCATCTTTTTAATATTTCCAGCTGGGCTGTAATATTCTATACGAAAATCCGTTTCATTTTCTTTATATATTTCTGCACGATATTGACCGTGATCACTTTCTTTAAAGAGTGTTTTTAATAACATGTCAGTCCTTTCATTAATTTTTGACTAAAAATCCGACACGAGGAAGATCTAAAAAACCTTCAGCGTCATCGTAACTAATAATATAATCATAACCTAATTTTGTATATTTGTCAACTACTTCTTCATCGCCTTTCCAAACAGGAATTAATTCGTTATAATCTGGATCAGGTGATGTTCTTAGGTGCACTTCTATTATTTTATCTTCAATGTATTCTACATTAATTTTTTCAATATCTGCTAATTCGTGAAACATTATCCCTATATTTGGATAAAAATCAGTTTTAACCCACTTTGTGAATTTTGAAAGATTATCATCACCTTTAATGCCTTTCCAACAAGATATTGCTTTCCATCCTATCATATAGTCGTGCCATTGATATGTGACAGAGTATTGATCACCTTCAAACCATTCACACCAAAAGTAACCAGGTGGTACTTTGGAATAGTCACCTGCATCTATCCATATTTTCTTCGCCCCGACACCCATACCAGATAAATTCATTATAGGTCGGATAATATAAATGCCAGATAGTTTGGGAGCTATACTGGCAGGTCCGCAATTATAACCCAGTTGTTCAGACAGCCAAAGTTTATTATACCAGTGTCTTAGATGGGGGTATTCTTGGTAAGCTTCTATATCGTTCATTTAAATCTCTTCGAAAAGAACCTTGTTTACGTATCTATCTTTGTCCTCTTCACTAATACCCATAGCCAATATAGATCTATGCAGATGTGGATTTAATTTTTGGTTTCTGCAATATGTATTTTGTTTTTCTTTATATAAACCAATTTTATCATATTTACCAATATTTTCAACATAATAATGAATAAGATCTAAACAAGTATCAGATAATTGTTTTATCTCTTCATCGGTTCTAATATTACCAACAGCAATCATATGATCTGAAAATATAGTCTTTGCCCAATCTGGTAATTCACGTGGTTTATTCCATTCTAAATCTTTCACCTTATCATAAAAATAGTGCATATAGTCATGATTATCAACAGGTGAATAATCAAAGAACGAGCCAGTTATTTTAGATTGTCCAGCTACGATATCAAAGCCTAAAATTGGTGTATTCAGATTTTCATTTGGAAATATGTTGATGTGCATCAACCAAAGTTTTTGCGTGTCACGATTATCAATAGTTTTCAGGTGGCATTTTCTAATGTGATCAGATTTCCAATATGTATCTTTCCAACCACTAAAGTTTATGTCCTCAGTGATTGGATATCTTTCAAACTGTGCATCAAATATTTGTTCTATCTTTTCAGACAGATCAATCAGAGAGTTCCATACCAAGAGAAGTCTCCAATTCTTCCATGAATTTTTTAATCATATTGAAACAGACTTTTGCTTCATCGGCAAGCCCATCATGTAATTTTGCTCGAACCTTTTCTTTCAGTTCAGTTACATCAGATTCAAATTGATAATGATGTCCAGAACCAGGTACAAACCTCTTTATAATCTGTCCACCGGATAGATCACCCATATGGCGAACATAAATGTGTGCTAGAAGTTTCTGTGGATCTTGACTTATCTTATGAATATATTTTCTATATTCTTCGGTGCTTTTCAAGTGAACGGGTAATTCAAAACCATGTTCTTTCTCTAGTTCCTGAAGATCCTTGCAAATAGCATAGCATCGCCTAATATCTTCAATACCAGATAATAAACCATAATGATATGCATATTCTTCTAAAATTGCATACATCATAAATTGATTAGACAAATATACATAATATTGATATGGTGTAATCTCTTTTTTCAAAAGCTTTTTAACAAAGAGAGATCGTTCAGCATTCTTGTGCTGTTCATGAGTTAATTCTTTTAAATTATTCATGGCTTACAGATATTTGATACCTTGTTATTTTCTAATGCTATTTTAGTAAAGTCTTCAATATTCTTAGTTATGATTTTACACAGTTCGGTTTGTTTGTCAACAAAATTATTTAGACCTAGCTTTATGCGGGCGTCGGTCACCGTAGCATTTACAAATTGTCTTTTAGAATTTTGTATAAAGTCAATCATGAAATTTACATTATTC